ACTTCTAAAATAGTAAAGCCTGCAGGCGGTGTGCTCACTTGCTTATCAAATACAAATGATGTCCAGTTACTATTTTGAAAGTCGTTTGCAATCTCTTCTACAAATGTCGCACCTGGCACAGACGAAGCGCTGACCCATAGCAAAGTATTCAAATCTAATACCCTGTAACCACTGCCTCCATCTCTCAAATATATTTTGATTCGTACTTTTGTCTTATCTTCTGGACCCGTTGGCGAGGTGGTAAATGTATGCCTGCCAAATTTTATAGCAAATCGGATTCTTAAGGGCGCAGCATCTGGCGTGCTACCAGTTGGCACTCCTGTAAATGTTTTAGCAAATGAAGCGTCTGATTGATTTGCATAAGTTCTGTAGGCCGTGGCCGCAAGCATTCGCTCTGTGTCAATCTGCACGTATTTAGCGGCCGCCTGATAGCTTAGCGATGGCTTGGCTATCCATTGCGGGCGCACATCGTTGCCGAGCGTTACCGTGTGCGTGTAGGTACCCGTTCCAATATACTGCAACGTGTAGTTATATTGGCGATAGGCAACTGTTGTATCTAGATATTCGGTTGCGCTCACTAGCCAATACTTCCCAATTTCTAGAATGAATCGAGCCTGCAGAATTTCGCAAACTTGCTCAAGTGCTGCCTTGCAATCCATCATGTTGTTTTCAGCATATTGAAAAGCAGCAATGTCGGTAGCTTTGATGTCTTTAAATTGGTCGTAATTGTCTACAAAAGTATTTACATCAACCTGCAAAAGATCAATGCCTTTGCGTGTAGCATCCAAAGAAAACGGCGCAACAGCATCACGAAAATAATCTGTATTTGCACTGGCAACAACCCAGTAATCTTTAAGCGCCAACTCATCTAGGCACCGACGAAATAACTGTGCTATAGTTATTTTGCCATCTGTAAACCACGAAGCCTGTACTTTGTAACCGCTCAAAAGCTCCAAGCCATCCACAGCGCCCAAAGAAATAATGGGCTTAGCTTCTATGGCTTCACGTTGGAATGTCATTTGATCCGCAAGGACTCGGCCGACGTGGACCAAAGAATTATCTTGATAGATAAGCACAGCCCAAAATTGTTCTGATGTTGTGGCAATTGCTTTGAACTCGCCCAGTACTGTGTTGGATGGGATGACCCAGTAAGATGTACTGCGTGAAGGTCTGATAGCATTTTGATAGAATGTATCTCCTTCACCATCGCGTTGTATTTCATAGCCATCGCCCGCAAGTTTTAACTCTGTGCCACCTGATCCCGAACCGCTCGGCGCATCCCAAATTTCAACGCGGTGCAGTTTGCCCGTAACAGAATAAAACGAACCATAGTATTTCCTTGCCATTATCCTCTTCTTGAATCTTTGTTATATCGTTCCAATACTATCGCCAAATCGCGCCCCTGTATTGTGGTGCTGGCAACAAATCCGCTTTGCTCGTTTGTATTGAGCATGCCCTTTAGTTTGTCAAGTGGTGCAATTACTTCAGGGTTAGAACTTGCCCCGGGATATTCTCCCACCAATCCCAAAGTCGGACCGCTCACAATTCCACCCTCAGCGAATGCTGTAGCTTGTGGGCCTTTGTTAAGCATGTTAGTAATGACAGCAGAACCCGCAATCAATGCAACACCCGCAGCAGCTGCAAGCACAGGGTTTTTAATTAATAACTCTTTAAAAGCCTTCGACGCTGTGGCCGTTGCAATCAATGCTTGCCCAAAGGATTTCATGAATGCCGCAACCGATCCTAGTAATTTCTTGCCAAAATCTTGAAAGCTTCCAATTTGGCCCGTCATAATATCGCCCAACAATACCCCAAACGCTTCGAGCCCGTCAGCCGTCAAATTATTAAACGCCTGGTTAACGCCCTCCATGGCGGTAGCCATGTTTTTCTCATAATCTGAAATCACATGGGCCTGCTCTGTAGTTTCCGCTTTTACTACCGCTGTATATTGTGGCAGTGGCCCAGTAGCTTTAGCAAAAGCCTCAATAGTTGGCGAAGTTGCGCCAAATTGACCAGAGGGTTGTATTGCGCTATTATCAAAAGATTTTGCTTCGGTTAGTTTTTCTACTGCTACCGTTTGTTGGTTTATTGCATTTGTGCTTTGAGCAATAGGCGTTATGCTTAATCCTTGGGCAGTAGCCATTTGAACTATGGCGTCTATTTGCGTTTGGATTTTTGCGGCGTTTGCTGCGGCTATTGTGCCTATATTCTTTTGGCTGTCTATAAAACCTTGCACTTGTGAAGCAGAAGCCCCGCTAGCATAAAGTCTATTTAATTCAGCCTGTGTGCTTAACTGAGCCTGCTGTTTGCCTAGTTCGTACTCGAGCATTTTAGCACTCAACTCTTGCAACTTTGCAAATGCGGCTTTTGCTTTTGCCTGCTTAAAAATTTCAGCAGTCAAGTTACTAGTCGCAGTTTTTAACTCTGCGCTGTTTACTTTGTCAATGCTTTGGTTTGCTAAAAAGTCTGGGTAAATTTTTTGTATTTCTGCTAGCGCATTTTTACGCTCTCGCATGCTGGCGTTATGGTTATTTACAACTGCCAATAAACCACTAACACTCTTCACCTCCTCTTCAAAATTCTTTTGAGTTTCAGCGTTAAGCTCATTAAATAGCTTCTGCTCTTGAGCCGCCTTTTTAGTTTTTTCCGCGTAAGCACTAAGTGCGTAAGCTATTGACGCTATAGCGGTAGCGGCCAATGCCCAAGGCGCAGCAGCCATTACTAAGTTAAAGCCCCTTTGCACTCCCGTGGCCGTGCCAACTGCGGCAGCGTAAGCCGTTTTTGCTGCTGTTAATGCAGAGGTGCGCAAAGCAAGCAACCCCTGCATTGCCGCGCTCTCTTCTTGTAGTAAAGTTTCTATTTCTTGTAACCCTGTAACCACTGCCATAACTGCCTGCAGCTTAACCATGGTTTTTTGAAGATCTTCACTTTCAACGCCCATCAAAGCAATGGCGCCCTCTGCTACAGAATAAGCCCCGGCAACACCTTGCACAGTTCCTATTACTGCGTCAAGTTTTCGCGTATCGCTTGCAAAATATGAAACCTCTGCACGTGCATCGCCTATGCTGTCCTTTATTCTACCCGCTTCACGAATTATATCATTAGCTACATTTTGGAACTCTGGACCCAATGCCCGCGCTTCCATCGCCAAATTTGTTAACTGCCTAACAGTTCCCGCTGTTGGGTTTTTTGTTGCAATGCTTGCTAGCTTTTCCTCAATGCTCTTTGCACTCTTCGCCACATCGGCAGACATTTCACCGCCTGCCTTTTTTATTACTGATATCGCATCATTAAAGCCCTGTCTAAGCTTCTCAATGTTTGCGCCAATTACTATATTTAACGACCTTGCCATTATCTTGTATAGTTAATTATAAAGTCCTGAGCAACGTGGTAAATTCCCGCAAATCCTGCCTCATCCTCCGCCAATTGCACCTCGCCATCGAATTCGATAGTTTGGCATTTTACAGAATTAAATGTGCCTGGCAATGTTACCGCTTCCAATGCAGTGCGCACTGCAGCAGCGACCGCCGTAGCGCTCGCAAACGTGGTGCCAAAGCTACTGATTTGCACCCGAGCAAAGTCTGTTCGTGAGTGGCTTGTGTTGGTAGGGCTTGCAATAATGCTAACTAAATTATAAGCGATTGCAGGAAATGCAGACTCTTGCGGAATCCGTATGGGATTTAAGCGCGTAGAAACCAACGCCGTAAGGGCTGAGTTGTTGCTTAAAATGTTGTAGACTATTTTTATAGGTGCGCTCATGCCTTGGCGTCTGGTGTTAATTTATCAAAGACATGCGAATATAACCTAACGGCTTCGTGAATAGACAAAAACTCGGGCTCTTCCCACGGAAATGTTAACAGCCTTTTCGGCTCAATTGGTTTCTTTAAGTGGGGCGCCATGCCTGTAGCAACTGCCCAGCGAGTAATCTCCCATTGATTTCTGTACTGCTGTTGCTGCGCCTCACGCATGCCCTCCAATTTTAAACGCCAAAAACGTGGCGAGCATTTCC